GTTTTCCCGCAGACGGAGCACCTGGTCTCCTTCATGTCGTTGTATCGGCGCTTCTCCTCGCTCATCAGATCGTCACATCCTTCCCGTTGATGAGCTGCCCGGCTGCGTCCGCGTACTCGCACCGAAAAGCCTGGATCTCCGTTGGCGGTGATACCTCCAGCAAGGTCTGCCGAATCGGGCAGCTCTCGACCTCTTTCCCGGTCTTGAGGCACATGATACATTCGCTTTCCATGACTGCCTCGCAGAGCGACGCGAGATTAATGTCGCTGATCAGCACCGTCCGCCCCTGCCGGATCGGGCCGTCGATGTCGAGATGGTACCGGCCATTTCGGGCCAGCGTGCTGTAATACTCCCACCGGCTCTCCGGCATGGTCTGCATCAGCTGGCTCTGGATCTTGTTCACCATGGAAAACAGCAGGGCCAGATCCCGCTTTGCGTACTTGTTGACCCGCTTCAGCCGATCCTCGACCGCGCTGCCCCGGACGGCCAGCGAATTCTTCAGGATCATGAGATCCATCATGAAGAAATTCTCTGCCTTGTTCGGCTTCGTCCGTTCGACTGCCGGCACGGCCTCCGGCGGCTTCTCCGGCTCCGGCGCTGGCGTCTCTTTCCTGATTCCGTACTTCTTCGCCATCATGGCGGCGAAGGATTCCATCTTGCTATCGTCCATATCTGTCTCCTTTAAGGTGCCGGATGGTTGCTCACAGGCAAGCCTTAATCCGGCGAAGTAAAGCCGGGATGCAGTCGCGCTTAAGCTGGACGAACCCATTAATTTCCAGAGCGCGGCACTTGTCCGAGGTGAAGGAAAGCTCCAGTCCCCTGCGGGATGCATCCGGCGGGATAGGTCAGAAGGGAAGATCCTCCTCCGCAAGATCGACTTCCAGGAAGTCATCAGCAGCGGAAGACTTGAATCCATTTTCCCAACCATAATGAACGTATTCGGTGACGCTGTTTTTCAGTCTCTTAGTCTCAGCCTCGAAGTATAGCGGGATGTATTCATCCCGGTGGCCGGTATCGCGGTCTTTACAGATCTCGATGACGTTCCCGGCCTGATAGATCGGGTTTTCCGACTTCCATCTGAAAAACTGCTGGGTGTATTTCTTATAATCCTCGTCCACGCGGTGGATGATGAACACGTTGTCCGCGGCATTGCTAAGGTCACCGCTTCCGCTGATGTCATTCATCCGAAGGTAGCCTTCGCTCTTCCGAGGATGCGCCACGAAAAGGATGTGGATGTTCAGCGTGACCGCCATCCGCTTCAGCTCGTTGACAAACTTCTTCTGCTGTACGTAAATGTCGCGGTCTAAGTTTTCGATGTTCAGCGCCATCAGGTTATCGATCAGGATGAAGTCCAGCTTCTTTTCCTCGACGATCCGGATCAGGTGCTTTTCCATTTCCGTGAATTGTGTGCCGAAATCGTTATTGTAGACATAGACGAAACCATCCAGCCATTTCGAAATCGCGACAGCGGCGTCATCATTCGGATAGAATACCCGCTCCCATTGCGTACCATGCACATGGGCCTTTCCGGCGGCCTGAAGCGTCAGCCATTTCAATACCTGTTTATCGTTCATCTCACCGGAAAAGAGAGCGCATTTCAAGCCCTGTTCCCGGCACTGGACGACGATCTGGCTGAGTACGGAGCTTTTACCGGCAGACCGCAGGCCGGATAGAACGGTAACATAACCTTTTTTCAGCCCGCGCATCCGGTCATCTATGCCCAGGATCCCGGTCAGGATGAATGCCTCCTCCGGGACGGTTCTCGTCCGGATCTCTTCCGTTGTCCGGAATACCGGACCAATATCTGCCGGTGCTGGTTCATCAGCCAGGGGCGGAGGCTCCATCTTCCCGAAGCCCGGCGGCATGCTGGCCATGTAGTTCGGCACCGGCGGGCGGCTGTCGCTCTGCTGGTAGGCATCAGGCTCGTAAAACTGTCGGAATTCCCGCCATTTTTTGTCCGCGCAGCTGGAATGGAAACAGTTAAAGCAGATCTTTCCGTCCGTTGTTTGAACGATGGCAGCGTCTTTGTGGTTATGCTGCGGATTAAATGGGCAGTGATCAAGGATCCATTTCGTGCCGCCTGCCCAGCTGCTTTTCTCCTTGACCTCGATCCCGTGCTTGTCAATCCAATCCTGCAGGTTAAAACTTCCAGGATTATAGGAATTGTACTGCTGCGGCTTTTCGGCCTGCGGCAGGATTTTCACGAGATCCTCCAGGAATTCCGGCGGCACTTCCTCCAGCTGATCCGGAACCTTGAGGATCTTACTGAGCCGGTGCGGCCATTTCTCAGTATTGGCGCCTTTCCGGGCTACCGTGCCGTACAGCTTGCAGATCCGGCTGGGATTAAATGTTGTCAGGTCAATGTCCATTTTATCGTCGGAGAACAGCATGCCAAGCGCCTTCAGCGCATCATGCACGAGTTCTTTCCGATCAGTGGACAGCGCGATCTTATAGATCAAGTGTGTGCCGTTCCCGCTGTGGCCGATGATCGGATCTGCCCAGCCGCGGCCTTTCAGATATTCCAGAATCCGCTTGGCGGTTTCCCTGGAGCCTTTCAGCTGCTCGTTTGTGGAGCTGGTTCCGGCTGGCCGTTTGGGATCCACATCAACCAGCATCCAGTCATACCCAATCACATCGTTATCGCCGACGGTCGGGTTTATATACTCGATGAACCTGTCATGATGATCCCGCGCATAGCATGCCTCATGCAGCCGGTTTAGTGTCATATAGGCATTTGCGCCAGGATGGATCCGCGGATTTTTAAACGCCTCAATCAGCGCGTCGGCACTGTTGAAAACGCCGGCCATGTTCCATTTTTTGCCATCAACCAGCCGGACCTCAAACTCCCGTCCGTTCGGATGGAAAATGGCAATCGCTTTCCGAATCTCTGCCTCGTCGATATAGAAAGCCATCTATTTGAACTCCTTTCTGATGGGCCGGCCGAAGTCGTCCAGCTCATCGTCATTCTGATTTGTGTCGTGGTGGTCATGGGAGATCCACTTCGTCAACAGCGGACGCCAGTCTTCCACCTTCGTCCGACCGATCTTCCAGCCGGTGGCGTTGTTATACTGGATGAAGGCATCGATATCCGTCGAAACGCCCAGACTCAGACAATACTCCGCAACCTCCGTCCGCGAGGGTGGTGTGTGTACACACACATTCTTTTCATTCTTCCCTTCTTTCATTCTTATATTCTTTGATTGTGGTGATCTGCCGGTGGTCTGCCGGTGCTTTGCCGGGGTCTTGCCGGGGCGCTTGCCGGTGGAAACATCCTGATAATCATTGTACCGAAGTATTGAAATCACTTGATATTTCGACCTTGTTCTGCTGGTGATTTCGCCGGTGCTTTTTAGGTGGTCAAGTGCTGTCCTGACCTCATTTTCTGTTAAACCGGTGGCGGTGCTGATAGCCTTCCGGCTGGTGGCAATTTCGCCCCTGTGAATGGTTTCCCGTTCAAAGTCATGATCCTCAATATTGGCGTTTATAATCAACCAGATCCAGACCACAACTGTCTTCGGATTCTTGAACCACCGCCATGTCGCCAGGTTTCGGTCCAGCTTTACAAAGGTGGTTTTCTCAGCCACTGGCATCAGCTCCAGTTTTCCGCAGCCGTTCCGCGTTTCTTCGTACCCGGATCATCTGATCAGCGGTCAACTTGAAAAACCGCTGCACATCCTGATCCGTGTAGCCATTACTCATGTAATGGTTGTAACCTTCCGCGATATACTGCGTGATCCGGTTGATTGTCCGTTCAGCGAATGCAACACCGTACCCCATGACCGTTGATCCGGCCTGATATTCGATAGACATCCGGACGATCTCTCCGATTGGCCTGAGTATTTTCAGATTCCGCAGATTAACCGCTCCGCAGTCATCGTCCAGAGTCCGCTTCCAGATCTTGAAACAGGTTTCAGCCACAAGGTCAGCTTCAGCGCCGTACGCTGCATGTTTGATCCTGTTTTCTATCTGAATGGCTGCCGGTGGTCCGGGCTTAACCATGAAAGCCGGGATCTCGATCTTGATTTCCCTGGCTTCTTTTACTGCGTCGGAAACGATATGATGACATTTCCGGCAAAGCGTCACAAGAAATTTCGTGTTGAAGAACTCATTCTCTCCGCGATCGTTTTGATACCGAATATGATGCACTTGGAGATTATCCGTACACCCACAGAAACGGCACTTGCTTCCGTCTCGCTTAATGACCGCTGGGCGGACATCATCAAACCATTTCGGGCTGTTCATGGCGTCATAGTAGTTGTCCATGTTCATATCAAACTGCTTGATCAATCCCTGCCCTCCTTTCGGCCTCCTGCAGCGCGACGGTCTTCCGCTCATTGCTAAGGTGGTCATAGACAGTCAGCAAAAGCAGTTTCGCGAGCGGGTGATCATTGTGCTTGTGGTAGATCTGAGTCATGGTTGTCGCGCACTTAGTCCAATCCTCCGACTCGTTGCCCATCTGCACAAATGTAGCATGGAATTTATACGCGTCTGTCCAGATGTCGCGCTCCACCTGGCTAAGATTGCTCGTTTTCTCGCTCATTTCCGCACTCCTTCCAGGTATTCGATGATCTGCTTCCCGGTGCTCCTGCCGTCGCAGAACCGGAACTTCACACCGTATTCCCTCTGCATAGTGATCATGGCCTTGCGGAGGATCGCCGGGTCAAAACGTGCCATCGGCTGCCCATCCCGGCCAACGGGAGGCCGCCATTGATCCAGGCGGCCCCCCGGCAGGGTTTCCTCCACGAGGACGATCAGCTGGATTCCGCATTCCTGAGCCCTCAGGCATTCGGCGCGGAATCGCTCGTGCTCCTGAAATACGTTCCCGGCAAGCTCCAGGACGCCCATCTTGGTGTCGACGCTGATATCGCCCTTCCCGGCGATCTGGTAATCGCCGACGTTCAGGGCCTGCCGGATGATCCGGATCCCGGCCTGCCTGCAGTACAGGTGGACGTTTTTGTGTTTGCCCGCCTGCTGCCGGGTGTCCTCGAACAGAACCATCAGAAAGGGATGTCCTCTTCCACGACGGTGAAGGCAGGAGCGGAGGAAGCTGTCTCGACGCCGCCGGAAGTCCTGGGCGCCATGTCCTTCATGATCTTGACCTTGCCCTCCCGGATCATCTTGACGCTCTCCAGGCGTCCAATGGTGGTATAGGGCGATCCGTTGAAGGATCCTTCCCGGACGTTGATGCCGATGGTCTTGCCGACCAGCCCCTGCTCGTTCCAGTCCCAGTGATAGCCGTCATTGCTGTCTTCGATGGCCCACATGGTGCCGTTGAAGTTCCTCAGATCCCAGTCATAATGCTGGCGTTTCGGGTTGTTCTGATCCGGAATCTGCAGGGCATAATCGCCTTTATACCGCACCTCAAACCGTCCGCCGGCAGCCTGATCGTTCTTGTACCGCCGGGTGTAGTATCCGGCGTGCTCGCCCTCGATGATGTCGAGGCGGATGATCATCCGCTGATCGGGCTCCGTGCCGTCGATCCGCACCGCGCTGATCTTGGCGATGTACAGGCCTTTCGGGAGCATCGGGAATCCCTGGGAAGGTGCTTCTGCTTTGTAGCCGTTGATGGGTTTCATGTGTGTATCCTCCTTAATTTTTGATATCGTAGTAGTCGCGGATCCTCGCGTCCACGAGTGCGAGGTCGTTAGGAATCTTTTCCTCGAACATGTCCTCCGGGCTCTTCGCCGTGTTGGTTCCGTCGCTCTGGGTCTGGAACCAGTGTTCCCGGCCGTCGGTCTTCGCGAAGAGGACAATGTCGAAGCAGCCCTCAAGGGTCAGCTTTTCGTCCAGCATCCGGCCGATGGTCTTCGCCTTGCTTTTGCCGGTGGTCGGATCCATCTCCGGATGGTGGAGGAAGTAGACGATGACGTCATCCGGCAGCTCGTTGTTCACCAGGTGGATCAGGTTCCGGAAGTTGCTTCCGATGTCGGTGAACTTCTGGTAGCCCTGCTCTGCCGCCCGGTCAAAGAATTCATTGGCCATGATGTACTGACTGTCATCGATGATGTAGATCTTCTTCGGCTCCCGCGGGTTGCGGAGGATCGCCTGGATCACGGCGCTCTGGCGGAGGATCACCGCCCGGCCGTTCTCTTCCTTCTGCATGTTCCTGACCTTGTAGGTCGTGAACGGCTTCCGGAATGGAAGGCGGTTCTTCTCGCAGAGGAAGATGCCGACCTGATCAGGATCCAGATTCTTTATGGAGTAGGTTTTTCCGCTTCCGCTTTCGCCGATGATTGCGACGGGAATTCCCATTTTTCTACCTCCTCTGAAGATATTATTTTTCTTACTCCGCAAGCAAAGCATTTGTAGAATATTTCTTTAACCTCATCGCCTCTTTTTAAGCGATTGCTTTTTGCGAGCATTCTATTCCGACAATTCGGGCAGTATATCGTTTGAACAGCTCTGCAATTTTTGGCATCAACGAAATCACTGCAATTAGTGTAATCTGTCCAATATGGATTTATGTTTCCATCGGAACTAAGCGCGAGGCAGACAATGCCAGTGAGAGAATCCATAACATCTGTGTATACTACGGTC